GCTCGTTTGTATCAGTTACAGCAACGCGACCTGTGCGCTTTGGGCCACCGGATAACGCTGCTGATTTTGCCGTTACGAGTTCTGATTCAAGTGCTACCGCTCGATCTTCCGCAGCCTTTGTTGCTGCTTGAAGGTCTGCGATCTCTGCCTTGACTGTTTCAGTCGCACTCTTTACAGCCTTCTCGATGATAGCCGTTACAGACTTCTCATCAAGAATTTCATCTTCTTTAACCTCAGCAGAAGTTTCCTCAAAAACTTCTTCTGCTGGCTTATCTTCAACAGCAACTTCTTCACCTTCGGCTGACTTGATTGAACCAGCGTTTTGTTCAGGTGTAACGATTGTTGCAGTAGAAACATTTGCTACTTCATTTGTTGGAGTTGCGCCCGGAATAACGACCTGTGATAGACCGTGATCTTGCCCCGGCATACCGCAACCGCACTCTAGGCACTTACTAATAGTTGCTGACTTGCCCATCTTGTCGCATCCCTTGCACATTTTGTCATCGCAACCGCCGTCTGCTTTACAAGCAGCGCATCCATCGCAACCACAATCTGCGGTAGTCATATCTTCTGAGTCAGCCTCTTTGTTAGCTGAAAGTTCAAGTGTTGAACCATTTATGGACATATTTGATACCTCATCTTCTTCTATTTCACCATCACGGAAGTTAAATAGGTGCTTGAGTGCTGAGAGAAGCGTGTCAATATCATCGCGCTCGTCTGAATCTGTATCAGCAACTTCTGTTGCTTCTGAAATGATAAGTTGAGCAATACCTCTGCGAGCAGCATCGTAAGAGGCTTGATCGAATTTAGCGGCATCTGCTTGAAGTTCTTTGATTACATCAGCGAGCATAGATTTATCCTTTGTAGTAGTTGTAAATTCCTCGACTTTAACGAGGCTTGTTTCACCTTCAACGCTTTTAGCAAGCATGAGCTTTGCATTTGGATTAGCAGGTCTGTCCACAAGGCTGATTTCCACGATCTGACCGTCAATGATGCGACCATTAGCCGCTTTTTGATCGCGTACAACTCGTGGCGATTTGATACCTATTGAAAATCCTTTGAGTACTCCTGACTCCACTTTCTTAACGCTAATAGGATCAACGACAAGAACGCTAATGTAATGGCCATCCGCTTTAGTTTCATATTCTTTTGCTACTCCTGCTGCGATAGATGAATGTTGTTCACGAATGTTGCCACCTGACTTAAACCATTCAGGCATAGCCGAAGAAAGCCAAACATCGTCACAGATTTGCTGGTCAATGTCCAAAGAGTCATCAGTTGCTTTTCCATAAACTAAAAGTGAACCATCNTCTTGCTTCTCTTGCTTAATAATCGCTGCGTACGAATTAGTAAAATCTGTAGCCATATTTGCTTTCTCCTTTAGGCTGAGTAGATAACTGAAACTGCGCCTGTTGATGTACCTGCTGCTGAAACTGCATAAATAGTTTCGTTACCGTGCATCCACACTTGATATGTGCCTGATGTAGCAGCGATTAAATGACCACCATTTGCGCCTGATGCTGCTGTGACGGCAGAATCGCCAAGATAGACTGCTGCAGTATCACGGTTTTGGATTGAAACTGCTACATAGCCAACTCCGTTAGGAAGTGTGACTAAAGGTGTTGGGGTTGTGCCAACTGTGATATTTGTATGAATAAGAGCCATTGTTTTCCTTATCTCGGATTATGTTAAATTGTAATGCTTATTTCATCCGTCTGCGTTTAGAGCTTCATCCAAAGCAGCACCGTAATCAAATGTTGCATAATCTGTTTCAACAGGCATTGTAGAACAACGGCAGTTTGGATGAACTGGTAAATCATCACCTGTCAAACCATTAGAGAANTCANCATCTACATCTGTTACTTCTCCGTCAATGTCACATTCTTCATCATCGGGGTCAGCAGCAACCCATTGAATCTGCGCTACTCCTAGTGCTTGATAAGAGTCCATAGTTGCAGCATTAGCAGCGCGTGAGCCTTCGGTTAAAGCAATAGTNAGTGAGCGTTCAGGGCTTGCTAGTGAATCTTGAATAGATGAAGCAAGTTTTGTAGGGCTTAATCCGACTGCAATTCCATCGGCTANTTGAGTACCTAAGCGGTCATAACTAGTGTTTTTNATATCTAATGACACGATCTTGATGCCGTTAAGCAGTTTCTCTAACCCGCCCGGTGGCTTTAATAGTGCAGAAGCGGCAGCGTTGCCCGGCTTCCAAGTATCCCAATTCACTACTTCCTTGAGTGCGTTTATAGCAAATTCGCTTGGATTCCAGTTATGCGGTGGGTTCTTTTGAGCCTTCTTGTTGCGTTGAACTTTGCCAAATGCCTCATAGGTCGAAACAACGCCAGTCACATACATATCTGCGTAATGTTTCTTGAGTATTAGCTCTAGAGTGGTTTGATCTAGCGTGACATTGTGCATAGCCCACGCGCGAGCGCGAGCGCGGTCTTGAGCAGGGTTATCAGACTTAACCGGGTGAGTAAGTGCGTAATCTAAGATGACCTTCTTCGCATCTACGCTCTTTCGGAGCGCGGCGCGGATTTTGACTGCTGCGTTAGCCGCTATGCGCCCATCTACCTGATGGACACCGAGGGTCATTGCAGATAAGCCTTAGCCAAGGAGTACGCAGTATCCATATCGTTATCAAAGGCACAACGATTAAGAGCCTCACCTACGATTGGGTCAATGACTGTAAATTCAAAGTCGCGGTAGGTAGCACTACCCTTTTTAGCCCACTTGAGGTATCTCTGAACTTCATCGTTTGCCGCTTTAGCCATATCAGGTGTGCCGAGCCATACAGGAGCGGTATCCATACCAAGTAGCCACATAGCAAAGAGGCGATGATGTCCGTCAATGATGATGTTGCGCTCGCCATCGTTATAGACAAGTGGATAGCCACGATAAGGGGTTAGGGCTTGACCCATTGACTCAATATGGTCGGCAACATTCTTACGGTTCATTCCGTAGTTTGTGCCATAGAGTTCCTTGATATTAACAAGGGTAAGTTTTGCTTTCTCCCACACATCAGGGTTAACGATGTAATTACCTTCGGCGGTATCAACTACGGGCCAAGGGCTTTCTACAGATTCAGCCAACTTCTCAGGGTTGTCAGATGTTGGATGTTCGGCTGCTTCGTTAGGCAAGATTGCTAAGCGAGATAGCGCATCTTTGACCTCTGATTTAGATGGTACGCCAGCCTTTTCAAAGTCAGCCTGATTAACAATGTCATCGGTTGGCTTTGGTGTATCAGGTAAAGGCTTATCCTTGTTAGGTAAAGGCTTAAGACTTGTCTGCGCTTCTGAAACAGTAGGTGCTTCAACGGAAGGCTTAACCATTGGGCTTGTATCGGGGTCAAATTCTTCTGCGGTTGAGGTTGGGTTAGAAGCATTGACGATGCCGTCAGGAGAGAACAAAAACACACCATTGCCGGCTACAAGGATTGGCTGATCGGCAGCAGGTGTATCAAGAAGCGGCAAACCTAGCTCTGTGCGGCGTTCGTTAATAGTTTTACCAGCACCGCGAATTTCAATATCAGATTTCTTTGCTTCCATTTCGTTATCGCGTACCTCAGAAAGCATAAACTTAAATTCAAGTTCACGAGGCATACCAAGATAGGTGTAAGAGATATTTGTCAGCATCTTAGAAATCCATTGAGCAAGTGGAGCAACGCCAATACTTTGTGCTGCTTCTGCTTCTCCCGCTTGGTGACCGCTTGAACCTAAGCCACCGCGTTGAGAAAATCCAATCTCAGTTGGTAGTACGCCAAAATGACCTGTGATTGAAGTAATGAGGTATTCATCAAGGGCAGACTTAAACTTTTCTCCNTAGCCTTCATAGAACTGTGGTGTTAAACCTGCTGGCAAGATAAGAGCGCGTTTGCGTTGCTCTGTCTGTCCCGCAAGNTTGTCGTTAATAATGTTTTCNTACTGCTTCATTACCAATGGGTCATTACCAAAATCAGCATCAGAAGTCAGCATCATNTCAGGTGTTACACCATCGGTATATTCAGCGCGTAGCCATTGCTGACGGCGCAAGTAAAGGTCTGCTAATGGTAAACAACGCTCTACAGGAGATGAGCCATAAACAGAATTAGCTCTACGGTTACGAATAAAGTAAGACAAATCATCGGAACTAAATTCGCCATCTGCGTTAAGATCATCGCTATTTACTTGAAACTCTGAACGAGGAAAGCCGTACAGAATTTGCTGGTAAGCCGCTTGTGGAGCCATAGGGCGCATACCGCGATCATCAAGAAGTGGTTTAATAGTTGAACCATCTAATACTTGGAAACCGTATAGATCGCCACCAACTGTTTTCTGAGGCCAAATAGCCCACGCATCTAAAACAAGGATTTCCTCAAGTGACATCATCATCCAGTCAATAAAGGTCAATCCGTTTGAACGGTCAGGGTTATTCCAAAAAGTTTTTAAGCGATAGATTTCTTCTGCAAAACTTTCACGAGCCTTAGACATAGCGCGTGTATGTTCGCCACCGATCTCAGCAATAATCTTCTCTGAGGCATCCTCAGCAATAACAATATCCCAATCAAGTGCTGAAATCTTTGCTTTTAATACTTCTACGCAACGGCGAACAATGTCAATCTGCTCTGCTGCGCCTCTAAGAGTCTTGAACTGTACGAGCTTTTGCTCACTACCAATGTTGAGGTTTTGAGCTACTTGGTATTCATAACGGCGTGGGTCTGCTCTGCCATCAGGTCGCAATGGGTTGATCGCGCCCGGCATAATAGGTTGTCCGGGGCCAAATGGAACGCCTGACATAATAGGGTTACGCAATAAAGGTGTCTGTTGCCCGTAGGTTTGACCAGCGTTAGCGGTACGCATTTCCTGTTCGGTCATAACAACTGAACCCGCAGGAAGATTGCTTGGTGCTTTTTCAATCTGTTGTGCTACTGCTTTTGCTAGACGGTCAATAAGACCCATGTGTCTGCTCCTCGTTAATGCCCCTTGTGGTTCAGGCTATCGTAATGATAGCGCACCACACGCTGAGAAACTATCCGAGGATGACTACGCGGTATGCGTTAGCAGATGGAGCAACTGAGAAGTTAAGAGTAACCGTATTGGTTGTGGCTCTTAGGTTATCAACAATAACTTCTGAACCATCGGATACGGTGTAAACCTGAACAATAACATCTAGTGTTCCAAGGTTGTGCGTGATGGTGTAAGAGGTAGATGATGTTGAGAGAGTCTGTGAGAATTTACGAGCTACAACGGCGGTGTCAATAGAAACCGTACCTGTTGAAACGCTAATACCTGTTCCAGCACCTACGGCTAATCCGCTTGAAGTAGTCGCTAAACCTGAGTTTGTCTGTAGCAGAATAGATGCGCCACCTGATGCAGCCTGTAGCCCACCTGATGCGGTTGGATTGAAGCTGAAAGTGTTACCTGAAAGGCTAATGCCGTTACCAGCCGCATAAGTTCCTGCGCCTGAGAATTGAGCAAAGATAATATTTGATGAGCCGATTGTTACGGGCGCGTTAGTGGTACATACCCATCCTGTGTCAGCAAGAGTTGTTCCTTCTTCGACAAAGGTAAATGCTCCCGGTACTTCTGTACCTGCATCCATATCTGTAGAGCGTGTAGGTGCGCCACTTGCATTAACTGTGTAAATGCCGTTTTCGGTTTGTGTAGATTGGTTTTTAATCAAAATTCTATCGCCAGTTACAAGCGTTACTCCGTCAATTACTTGTCCNTTAGCGTAAGCGGTAGCAAGTGTTCCTGTAACGGTTGTTGCTGCACGAACAGAAGCCTTAACATCTAATCCTTGTGCAACGCTGTCCACATAGTTTTTAGTAGCAGCATCTTGAGCAGAAGTTGGGTCAAGAAGGCTTGTGATTTTTTTACTGTTAAACGATACATTGGCAGCAGGTGCGCCAAAAGTATCAAGCGTAAAGTTTGCAGGTGTTAAACCGTGTGTGTGATCGCTTGCGCTCGCTGTTGATGCGCTACCAGCCGCACCTGATGTTGAAGCAACTGCGCCGGGTGTTGATGAGCCAAGAGAAGGTGTGCCGTGTGTGTGGTCTGAGTGAGCAACAGTTGTTGCGGAACCGTTAGCGGATGAACCACCAAATGTTGTCTGTGATGTTACTGCTCCAAAGCCGGGGCCAGCGTGTGCGTGGTCAGCGCGAGCAAAGTTTGTAGATGTTCCGTCGGCAGCAGAACCAGCAATGGATGTGGTTGTTGATTGTCCTGAGCCAAAATTGCTTATTTGTTGCCAAGTTGAAGCGTTGCTGTAGTAGAGCAAATAATTGTCTGTTGCGTAATAGAAAGTTCCTGCTGAAACTGATGAAGCAGATGGGCGAGCTGATAATGTGCCGTATGAAATACCGCCAGCTTGATTCCAGTTAGTGCCGTCATAAATGTAAAGAAATTTATTTGTAGTGTTGTAATAAATCTGACCTGAAACTGGACTTGATGGTGCGGTTGCTAGGTTCTGAATAGCCGCATTAAGAAGTTGGTTCTGATTAAGGTCTATATTGACCAAAAATTTGCGTGACATTTATTCTCCTAGATTATGTAAGCGGTTCCGCTAAAAGCCGCAGTAAACGATATTACCATTTGTTGATTAGTGGGATATGAAAATGTGCCTTCGCATTGTGTTCCGGCAGAGTCAAGAACTACTGCCGTTGGGTAGCCACTCAGGTTATGAGTGATTGTCCAAGTAGCAGAAGGTGTTGCTTGGTTGAAAGTATAAAAAACCGCAGATGAACCTGATGGGCCAGCAGGCCCTTGTGGGCCAACAGCGGCAACAGTTACATTGGGTTGAGTATTAGTAACCGTGACATTCTGAACCGTATTAGTGACGGTTATGTTGTCGGTCATACACGCGCCTGAGCAATAGTAAGACTGCCGTCTAGCCAGTCATAACTAATTCCACCTGATGAAGTAGCTTTGATGCCGTAGTAATAAGTTCCAACGCCTAAAGCGGTTGTTTGTGTGCCTGTAATTCTAAATTGCGCTATGCCGTTAGATGGAGTTGCAACCGTTACTCCTGAGCCAATAGAAAGTGTTAAAAGGTTAGCAAGGGTTACTTGATTGCTTACGGCAAGTTGAATTGTGTACCCCGTAAGGTTAATTGCTGCCGC